GAGCGTATCGTCTCTCCGATCTTTTGAATCGTATCACCTAATCCCCGTCCTATCTCTCCGAAGATTGCGACTGTTACCGTCCGGATCTTCTCCCACAGTTCAATCCAGAATTTCCGGAAAGACTCACAATGATTCCAGAGATACACAAACGCTGCTATCAACGCTGCAATTGCTGCGATGACGATAGCAATCGGATTCGCAAGCAGCACCGTATTGAAAGCCGCAAAGGCTGTCTTTGCTGTGGTAATGAGCGCTGACAATTTCGGAAGGATCGTCATGATTGTACCAGTCGCTGATATGATTTTTCCAACTACAATCAGAATCGGACTTGCTGCTGCAATGATTCCTCCAATAATCAGTATCGCTTTCTGCACGATCGGATTCATATTTGTAAAAGCTTCAACTGCTGCAGTTATCTTCTCTACCAGTCCTGTCAGAAATGGAATCACATACTCCGACAACTTGATTGCCAAAGATTCCAATGCACCGCCAAGCTGCTCCACCTTACTCTGCAGGTTATCCTGCATGACTGCGGCTGTCTCTCCCGCTATCCCGGAGCAGTTATTCATGGAAGCCGTCAATGCATCATACTCTTCCTGAGTCAGATTCAATAAGGAAATGAGGCCAGACATCCCTTCTTTTCCGGCGAGGGCAGTTGCGTAATAAGCCTTCTGGTCATCCGTCAAGCTACTGAAACTAGTCCGCATAGTCGTGATAATCTCATCCAGAGACTTGAATGAACCATCACTATTTGTGATACTTAAGTTTAATTCATTCATCGCAGATGCCACAGTACTTGATGGCTTTGCCATATTGGCAAGCACCGTTCGAAGAGACGTACCTGCCTGGGAACCTTTGATTCCAGCCATGGACATGGCTGATAACGCAGTTGTCACATCCTCGATAGAAAGTCCCATCGACTGAGCAAGCGGTGCTACATACTTATACGATTCCCCCAAGTCAGAAACTCCGATAGTTCCGGAGTTCGCAGCCTGAGTCATCAGATCCGCCACCCTCGCAGAATCCTTTGCAGACAAACCAAATCCGGTAATCGCATCTGCCACAATAGTTGCTACCGTCCCAAGATTTTCCCCCGAAGCTGCTGTTGCATCCAAAACGCCTGCCATACCATCAATGATCTGTGTGGTAGACCAACCCGCTTTCGCCATCTCCGTCATTGCTTCAGCAACCTCTCCCGAAGAAAATGCTGTAGTCGCTCCAAGGTTAATGGCTGTCTCCCTCAGTTTTTCAAACTCATCACCAGTCGCACCGGTAATTGCCTGTACACCGGACATTGCCTTTTCAAAATCTGTTGCCACCTTAAGTCCGGCAACACCGATTCCTGTGACTGCCGCAGACATTGGCATCAGTGCTTTTCCAACACTTTCAACCTTACCGCCTGCATCCTGCAGTTTTATTCCTGTTTCTGCAATCTTCTGTAACGCCACCGCAGACTGCTCTGCCTGTTCACTGGCAGTCTTTAAGGCTTCCAGTTTTTCCTTGGTTTCCTCAACTGCTTCATTCAGAAGCCTCTGCTTCTGTGCTAACAATTCGGTATTGGATGGATCCAATTTCAGCAGCTTCTCAACATCCTTTAGCTGGGACTGGGTACTGCGGATCTCACTGTTCACACCCTTTAATGCCGTTGTAAGTTTTGTAGTATCACCACCGATTTCCACTGTAATGCCCTGAATTCTGCTTGCCATTGTATCCTCACCTCCTAAAAATGGGCAAAATAAAAGCCCGGATTTCTCCGAGCATAAAGAAAGCACCTGCCATTTCTGACAGATGCCACCGCAAACTTACTCAAATATCAAGTGCATATTGGAATGTCGATTTAACGAATTTCTATCTTTCTCAATATAATCCCACGTTTTCTGGTATGTACCCGGAGCCGCTACCATTGGATCTGATATAAATTCTATAAACTCATCCACTTTCCCATCATACTTATCAGCAAAATCATCTGATAATATTTGCTTCTCCTCATCAGTAAAATCTTTCAATTCGTTATACAGTACATGTTCTAAATTACAGGAATTAAAATATATTCGATACGGTACACCATGAATCTTTCCTGTTCCTCTAAGCTTACGCAGGATATTCCCTTTCCGTTTATTACGTTCTATGATTGCATTCACGTTTTTGGTATCAATATGATCCTCATAATACTGAATCGCTTCAACATCCGCCTCTTTGACATCCGTATCTGGAATATATACCCCATCCATATCAGCAATATGAATAATCTTTATAAAATCTTCCTGATGATATCGATATCTGTTTTTCACACCTTCAATCTGTTCATTAATCTTCATCAGAATACCATCTACAGAAACATAATCCTTCAATGTAATATCGCCATGCACAATAACAAACTGCACCTCATTACTGGAAAAGTAATCTTTCATAATAGTTCCGAGTGCTGCTTCGTCACTCGGCCCCTCTACTATGAACGCAACAACTTTCTTTTCATTCATGCTGTATCGTCCTACCTGCCTTTCTAAATGCACGTGCAATTCTCAAACTGTCCGTTTCCTCATAAATCACTTCATCCTGACCGCCAAGCGTAATTCCTCTAAGATAAGTATCTCTAAGATTATTGGATGCTTTAACGTTCTTCATCCTGATGTATCTCCTATCTGGATTTGCGGTAGAAAACATAATATTATCTTTATCCAGCATTTCTAATGCACGAAGATTGTGCGAAGTAAAAATCAACTGCCCCTTTGCGCTTTTATTGAAAATATCCAGCAGTTCTCCAAGCATATACTCAAAGACCCCTGCATCCAACTCATCAATCGCCAGACAAATAGAAGGATTTCCAAACGCCTGAATCAAAGCGTTTAAAATGGAAATGATCTTAATAATTCCATCTGATTCCATTCGAATTGGAATAGGTGGCATATTTTCTCGAATAGAAACCAGTTCCACCCTGTAGCCGTTTTCTCCGGAATCCATCAGCTGCATTCCATAATTATAAACCCCCATCCTCATTCCCGGAATAATTGTAAACAGAACCATATTAATCTGTTCTACGATCGAAGCAAGAAGATTTTTCCTTTCTTCATTTAAAACAACCGGTTCTGTTAATGGAATTACAAAATCCCCCTTTATTCCAATTTCATTTTGCTCAATTTTAAATGCCATAGGAAGTATAAAGTTGGCAGAAATCACACCGGAATGTGTGTTTCGAATTACAAATAAATCTGTTAACGCAAACTTAAATAATGCCTTTATTACTTTCGCATAATGCCTGAAATTATTCTCATAATTACGGCAAAAAACCTCTCTGCTGCTTTCCCCAAAGATATAGGAACAATTAGCCTTTTCAGCCATCTTTCTAGCTACAATCAGGTCTGTTTTGTTTTCCACATTTGCTTCGACAACTTCATCCAGTCTTTTTCTTGGAGCAAATATAGTTTCCTTTTCCGAACGCTGATAATCCATAAATACAGTTTTATTACTTCTTGACTCACCACTGTTTACAGCGCAGCTCAAAGTTTCCCGAACAATCTCTACACGCTTTTCGCTTCTCTGCAAAATAATCTTATAGCTCACTTCATAAGTAACTGTTTCTGTAAAAATATTAAAATCTGCAGCAATCTCTGCCTGATTGCTATTTGCATCAATATAATCTGCAATTTCCTCCTCAAGTGTACTGCCAATCATAATTCTCTGCAAATAGTACAGCGTATCAATAATTGCTGTTTTTCCAGAACCATTCTGACCATACACTCCCAACACTTCCGCATTCTTGTAAGACAGCTGCTTTCGGCAAGTATTAGGCATAACAATTTGTCCGCTTCTAACGTTTTTAATATTTGAAATCTTCAATGTAGCCAACCTTACAACGCTCTCCATAGTCTCCTACCTCCATGGACTTCATTTTAGCACATTCACTCCTCTATTTCAATTCTTTTTTCTATTTTTGCATTTTTTATTCCCTTTTACAAAAATCGACGCCGTTAGAACCTATCAAAATCCTCCTGCGTTGCCAGCTGCGCATACTTACACTCATCATTTCTGCTTTCAGCATACATATCATTGATAAGACCTATCGACAGCAGCTCCAAGTCTGCCATCGATAATCCTAACTGTACACAGCGAAGAAGAAACAACGGCGTTGTCATTTCCCGCTCTGTCGGGCGAAGTTTTTTTTAGTTTCAACATCCGTCTGCACATTCAAGCCCCAGAGTTCAATCAGCTGTGGAAGTACCTGATAGATAGAAAATGTATTAAACCCGTCCAACCACTCTTCCGGTGTGTTCGCAATGCTTGCATCAGCATGTTTTGCCATAACAAATGCGATATTCTCAAACATTTCCAACGAGAACATATCCAGATTGGAACTTTCCTCACTGTTGTTCCCAATTGTTTTCTCCAATGCCTTTAGATCCTTATAAATATCTCTCTGGAACTTCATCCTGTAAATCCTCGGAATGGCAGCAGATGCCTTAAAAGCAACCTGCTTCCCATCAATCTCAACATTTCTAACAATACTCATTATGCTTCACCCTCTTCCGTTTCTGCCGCAGCCGGCATATATACCGCTTTATACCAGTCATTATAAACTGTAGTATCCGTGGTATTTCCGGTCTTCGCTTTTACCACACCGCTAGAAAGTGGCATTGCCTTAATGGTAAGTGTCTCCGTCTGCACCTTCCTGCTATCCTCATTGGTCTTTCCTTCGATTCCCGGACGGGATGCTGCACAGTTATAGAGTACATGGCGGATATGTCTCTGGTCACCATCAAACTCAAACAAGAGTGCAAAGGATTTCAGTTCCACCTGTGCATTTTCAATCAGTACACCCTTACTGTCCAGTTCTTCCTTCAGAATCTCTGTCCGAAAGCTCTCCGGAATCAACGCAAGCTCTAAATCCCCCTCATATCCCATGTTATTGTTGATAACATAGTAGGCGATACCATCAGCATAAAAGTTTTCCGGCTCTCCATTGGCATCCAGAGAGATGGATACGGAACCCGGAATGGCTGTCGGTGTTCCATAAGAAACTGTACCATCCTCTGCAATCGTAAGCAGCGCATAGTGCGTATTCTTCAGATTATATTTTACTTTATTACTTTTCTCTGCCATTTCTTAACCCTCCCATTCAAATATGTAAAGCACTTCATAGAGTTTTTCACTCTCAATCCATGTTTCTGATTTATTGTAGAAAATCTCGTGTCTATCCAGCACATCCTCCAACTGCAGTTCCACCGCCAAGTCCTTCAGATCAGTGTACAACTCTATATGAACCTCATTTATCTTGTAATAAACCTTGCCATCTGCCGAGAAATTGTTGCTTCCCGGAAGCAGATAGCAGATAAATGGCGGTTTGGGTGATTCTCCTTCCGCAAAATGGTGGTAGGCAAAAGGAATCTGTGTTTCGTTTAATATCTGTAATAATTCTTCCATCTTCTAACCTCTTAGTGCCTTTTCAATCTCTTCCTGCAGCTGCCGGATTCCTTCCTTTTCTGCCGGTGCGATATGGGCTTTTCCCTCCACTCTGCCGCCATTCCTCTTGGCATGACCATACTCCAGAAGATGCGCCAGCTGATACCGGTTCTTAGAATGAACTACCATCGTCAAGGTCTGTGATGTCTCTCTAACCTTTTTTGCAGACCAGCTCTTTGCATATTTTCCGGTATCCACCGGTGCATTTGCCTTAATCTCCTTACGGACAGTGCTGCTGGCATGCTTTACCGCTTCTTTCATCTCTTCCGCTGCAAGCTCCGCATAATCTTCCAGACCTTTCATGATCACATTCGCCAAATCATTAATTTTTATCGTAGATGCCATCCTTATCGCCTCGCTTTCTGGCACTTCAGCTTGATGGACTTTTTCCTGTAATTCATATGATCTACAGAAATGATGTTATAAAGATATCCCCGAAACACAATGCGGTATCCATCAGAAGTCACCGCAGCCACAGCCTCACAATACCTAACTAAAAAGGAAATATCACTGTCAGACACGATAAGTCCGGCTTCCCCTTTCTCTGTTCCATTCTCTCCACTGATTGTTGCGAAGCAGGAATAATAATCTTCCCAAATATTCCTGCGGTTTCCAATCGCATCCATAGCCACTCTGTTCTTCTGGATCATTATCTTTTCATTCAGCAACGATATCTTCATCAAAATCCCTCCTGCCTGCATCCAAAGAGCAAAGAACGAAGTGATAATGTCAGCGCATGATGATCTGCTTCTTCTCTGTGTTCATAAAGATAGGCAACTGCATACATCACTGCAATCCTCGCACACGGCTCCTCCTCAAAAGCATCTTCATCCGTAATCCTCGCCACATCCATGCATAAAGTCTGGGCAGATTCCATAATATTACGGAGCAGAACATCATCATCATCAAAGTCCACACGAAGATATTGTTTCATTTCATCTAACATTACTACCACGTTTCCACCTCCTCAAAAATTGCATAATAAAAGCCCGGATTTCTCCGAGCTTTCACATTCTCTATTCAATTGCATTTCAATAACTTGGAATTTGACGCTCCACCAAACTGAAATTAGTACCTGTCCCTAACCCTTAACAATTTTAGGCTTATACATATTCATCCCTATTTTACTTATTGCTTTTTTATAATCTTCTTCATTAAAATTATCTGCTGTTGATAAAATAGTATATTCACCAGTTACATCAACCAGATGATATCCTGTATCCCTAAATCCGTTTCGCTCGTAAAATTTCATTCGTTTTAAACGTTGCTCATAATTAGCAGCGTTTTCATCAAGTGGTTCTATATTAAGTGTAATCTCTTTATTATTACTCATTTTATTTAGATGCTTTAACATCAATGATCCATAGCCCTTGGAGCGAATCTTATCATTAACTGCCAGATACAAGACATACATCATCTTATCTGTACTTGAAGTATAGGAAATACCGCAAAACAAGTCATTATCATAATAGGCAAGATAATCTATTCCTTTCCTACAAGCCATAAGTCGCAATATCCAAAATGGATATAGTTCTTCTTTTGGAAATGCTCTTTTTTGCAATTCTTTCTGCTTGAGATAATCTTTCGCAAAAATACTAACCTTCTTTGTTTGCATACTGTTTATACCTCTCATATAGTCTTAGCAGATATACCACACAAATTACTGTTGTTCCAAACTCCGCAAAGAAGATTGCCCACCATACACCATTTCCACCAGCCAATAATGGAAACAAGTATAGAAACGCTCCGTTTAAGATGAGCCCTCTTAACAAAGAAACAAGGCTTGCCATTTTCGCTTGCGTAATGGATTGAAGATAATAGGTTGTAAAAGTGTTCACTGCAAGCGGAATAAACGAAAGTGCATACACTCTTAAAATATATGGTGTAACTTCGGCAACCTCTGGTGTCATTTTCATAAAAATGCTTGTTACCTCTATTGGAAATGCTACACATACTGCAGTAAAAAGGATACCAAATAAAACAGCAGTTTTTATTCCTAATCCTTCTGCTTTCCAGTAACGATTTACATTTCCTGCACCATAGTTCTCCGACACAATAGGCTGTGCCGCCTGTCCGATACCAGAAAATATACTTAAGAACAAGGCGGATACCGTACCAAGTACACCATACACCGCAAGTGATGGTGCTCCACAATATTTCATAATCTGATTGTTCGCAATAAAAGATACTGCTATAACAGACAAAGCACCAATACCAGAGCCAAATCCCACCATAACTATTTTCTTAAATGCAGGCAACCAATGGTGTGGCTTTACCAACTTAAGCGATGTCTTTTTTAATAAAATATAACCCAGTAACAACATTGCTTGAATCATAGAACCCAACACAGTAGCAATAGCAGCTCCTGCCATTCCCATATTTAACGGAAACACCAATAACCAGTCACCTACAATATTTACTGCTCCACCAATCAAAGTGGAACACATCACGTATTTAGGTGAACCATC